GATACGTTAAATGCGTAATTATTTAAAAAAACAAAATTAACATATTTATAAGAAATAAAATAAATTTATTATGGGATATACATTTGATTGGAAATTAACAGCATTAAGAAAGCAACAAAGCGCTAATGTAGAAGATGCGGTTGTAGGTACACAATGGAAATTAACAGCAACAGATGAAGATGGATTTTCTGGAGAATTTACCGGAGCAACACCATTTGATTTAAAGGCAATTAATACAGGAAGCTTTGTACCTTATAGTGAACTTACCGAAACAATGGTTTTGGGTTGGGTTAAAAATTTAGTAAGCGGTTCATCGGCGTATAACTACATGCCACATATAATGCAGCAAATACAAAAAGAGATTGATAAGAAAAAATGGTCTAGAATTGATGTAAACGAAACTGATTTACCTTGGTCACCAACTTCTGGAAGTAATGTTACTCCTGATGGAGCACCATTACCAACAGCAGAAATGCCATAGTATAAATAATTTAAACTAAATTATAAATGTCCAAAGTGCAGATTTAATAATAAATTTGTGTTTTGGACATTTTCTTTATATTTATATGAGTATTAATGTAAGTAATTACTAATACACAATTAAAATACAAATAGAAGAAACAAAATGTCAGAAAGAATCGTATCACCCGGCGTTTTCACAAGAGAAAATGATTTATCCTTCTTAGCACAAGGAGTAGGAGAAATTGGAGCAGCAATTATAGGACCTTTTAAGCAAGGACCTGCATTCATTCCAACAATTATAAGAACTCAATCAGAGTTTGAGGATACCTTTGGTACTCCCGATGGAACTTATTATAGTGAGTACGCAGTACAAAACTATTTAAGAGAAGCAGGACAAGTAACTGTGGTAAGAGTAGGTGGTGTTGGTGGATACCAACAAGTAGCACCTTTAGCAATATTCGCATCAGGTTCATCAGCTCAATCAGTAGGTACTAAATTAATTGGCTTACTACATTCAACTAAAGTAGGTAATGAAGGAGTTGGTTTTACTGGAGCAACTGTAGTTAGTAACGATGCAACTGATGGTTCATTTGTAATTAATTCATTAACTGCTGGAGTAAACGTATCAGCATCAATTTTATCATCAGCAACAAATGATTTATCAGATGTATTTGGTGAATCTCCATTTGGAGCAAAAACAGCATACGCATATTCATACTTTGAAAATATGGCTGGATACTATACTGGTTCTGCTGGAAACAACATTGTAATAACTAGAGTGGTATTACCAACTCAGAATTTCGCATACGATACAACTGAAGCACAAACACCAATGGTACAATCTCAATTGATTAGTGGTGAAAGATATGACTTATTTAACTTCGTAACTTTAGGGCATGGTGATACATATAACACAAAATACAAAGTTGGTATTTCTAATGTTAAAGCAGCTGGTGAAGATGGTTCAACTGATTATTCAACATTTACTGTAACAATCCGTTCATTTAGTGATACTGATAAGAGAAAGAGTGTAATAGAAACATTTAATAATGTAAATTTAGATGCAGCATCTCCTAACTATATAGCTAGAAGAATTGGTGACAGATATAATACAATTGATTCTAATGGTAAAATAACTGAAAATGGCGATTACTCAAACAAATCAAAATATGTAAGAGTAGTTGTATCAGCAGCAGGTTCATTCCCAATATCAGCAGCACCATTCGGACATGGAGCATATACAAACCCAATTACGGCAACAAACAATGCAGAATCACTTTTAGTACCTGCAGTAACATTCCAAACTAACTCAACTGGTAACTCATCTTCATCTCCAATATATTTTAGTGGATTTGATTTTGAAACAACTGGAGTTAAATTAGATAACGCACAATACTTAAAAGCAATTCCTGTTGGAGCTCAAACTGGTTCTAACACAGCATTCGCATTTGATTCACAATTATCATATGTAATGACTGGTTCAGCATCAACTGATATGGTTAAGAGACAATTCATATTAGGATTCCAAGAAGGTTTTGATGGTATGAATCCAACTGTAACTAAAGCTAAAGCTGGTGATGCTGATTGGGGTAATGCAAATACGCAAGGATTTAATTGCGCATCTTCAACATCATCTGGTTCAGTAGCATATACTAAAGCAATCAACGCAGTATCTAACCCTGATGAGTGGGATATCAATATGGTAGTAACGCCTGGTATTGTAAGAAGTTTACATCCTGCAATTGTAACAAAAGCAATTGATATGGTAGAAGAAAGACAAGATGCATTTTATATCGCTGATTTCAATGATTATGATGATACAATAACTGAAGCAACTGAGCAAGCAAACGCAGTTGATTCTAACTATGTAGCAACTTACTATCCTTGGGTTAAGACAATAGATACAAACACAAACAAATTGATGAGTGTTCCACCATCAGTATTAATGCCCGCTGTTTTCGCAGCTAACGATAGATTAGCAGCAGAATGGTTCGCACCTGCTGGTTTGAATAGAGGTGGTATCACTGGAGCAGTTAGTGTTTTAAATAGATTAACACATTCTGAAAGAGATACTTTATATGAGAACAAAGTAAACCCAATCGCAGCATTCCCTGGACAAGGTATTGTAGCATTCGGACAAAAAACATTGCAAGATAAGGCATCAGCTTTAGATAGAATCAATGTTAGAAGATTACTTATAGTTCTTAAGAAGTTTGTAGCATCTACATCTCGTTATTTAGTGTTTGAACAAAATACATCTTCAACTAGAGCAAGATTCTTAAATACGGTTAATCCTTATTTAGAAGCTGTACAACAAAGACAAGGTCTTTATTCTTTTAGAGTTGTAATGGATGAAAGTAATAACACACCTGATGTGATTGATAGAAACATATTAGCTGGACAGATTTTCTTACAACCGGCAAAGACGGCGGAATTTATCGTAATAGATTTCAACATCTTACCAACTGGAGCAAGTTTCTCAGCATAATATAGAAAAACAAAAAGTATATATTTATTAATATAAAATAAAAGGAATAAAATGGCAGAAATATTAGATTTTAATAAGATGTTCTATACGAACTTCGAACCAAAAATGAAAAATCGCTACATCTTAGAGTGGGATGGTGTACCGGGGTATATGGTTAAAGCAGCAGCAAGACCATCAATCCAATTTGAAACAATCACTTTAGACCATATCAACATCAAAAGAAAGTTGCAAGGTAAAGGTGAGTGGCAAGATATTACAATTACTCTTTATGACCCAATTGTACCATCGGCTGCACAATCAGTAATGGAGTGGATTAGATTGGGACATGAATCAATCACTGGTAGACGTGGATACGCAGATTTTTATAAGAAAGATTTGGATTTCTATATGTTGGGACCAGTTGGCGATAAAATAGAACAATGGAAAATTAAAGGTGCATTCATTCAGCAAGCAAACTTTGGTGATGTATCATTTGATTCTAACGAACCTGCAACAATTGAATTAACATTATCTTACGATTACGCTATTCTTGAATACTAATCTAAAAATAACAAAAATAAGGGGATTTCAAAAGAATCCCCTTTTTTATGCTTTCTAATTTTTTAAAAACTATGTATTTATATATACAAACTTAAAACAAAGTAAAGTTATGACAGAAAAAACATACGATTTTCCAACGGAGGTATTGGATTTACCATCAGGAGGAAAGATTTATCCAAAAGAGAGTCCTCTTTCGTCTGGACAAATTACTATAAAGTATATGACAGCAAAAGAGGAAGATATACTTGCATCAACAAATTTAATTAGAAAAGGAATAGTATTAGATAAACTATTTGAATCTATTATTGTTGATAATGTAAATCCAAATGATATTATAATTGGTGACAAAAACGCTATAGTACTTGCAACTAGATTGTTAGGATATGGAGCAGATTACCCAATTAGTTTTTACTCACAAAAAACAGGTGAGCAAATTGATGCTGTTGTTGACTTATCAAAAGTACAAACAAAGGAAGTAGATACATCTATTTTTAACAACAAAAATGAATTTGAATTTACATTACCTTCAAATGGTAAGAAAATAACATTCAAATTACTTACACATGGTGATGAGTTAGCAATTCAAAAAGATATTGATGCTTTGGAAAAATTAAACAAAGATTCATCGTTTGAAATTACTACTAGATTACGTCACATGATTAAAAGTGTAGATGGTAATAACGATATATCAGCAATATCTAAATTTGTTAATGGTATGTTAGCAAAAGATAGTAAGGCTTTAAGAAATTACATAAAATCCATATCACCTGATGTTGATATGGTATTCACCCACATCCATGAAGATGGAGAAACCGAGGTAGTTCCCATTACGATGGGAGTTGGGTTTTTTTGGCCTTCCGAAAAATCATAGTTTAAATCTTCACACTCAAATATTTGAGATGGTGAATTATGGAAATGGGTTTACGGTAATGGATTTGTATAAAATGCCAACCCATCTTAGAAATTTCTACTACAATAAATTAGTAGATGTTAAGAAAAAAGAGAACGAAGAAGTAAAAAAAGCAAATACTGCATCTAAAGTTAGGATTAAGAGATAATTTCCCTTAAATCCTAACTTTTTTGTTTATAAGATATTTATAGATAATAACTTAAATAAATAGATATATGGCAAAGAAATATAAAATATCAAAAAGTAATTTAAATGAATTTTTCAGTTTTTTTGGTAATAAGAAAAAACCAGCACAAATTCAATCTTTGATAGATAATGACCCAGTTTTACAAAAATTGGATAAAAAAATAGCAGATTTAAACAAATCTGCAGCTGACCAAATGTTTAAGGAATATCCTTATACAATAGATATATTAAAAAAATATGGATTATATAACCGATAATTTTATTATATAAATGGCACAATCGGACGAAGAAAAATATAAAGGTAACGAAAAGGTACTTAAACAGCTTGATGTAGTAAAACGTAAAGAGCTTGAACTAGCCGAGCTCAAAAAGGCCCAAAAAAATCTAGATAAAGAAACTCAGGAGTCTAATAAAAAATGGATTGAGGGAAAACAAGCAAATTTAAATATAGAGAAACGAACATTAGGATATTTTAAGCAACAAGCACAGGAAGCTAAAAAAATTCAAGATGGATTCTTAGGAGCTACTAAATCATTTGCAAGATTATCTTCAAATGTAAGAAAAAGTTTATCCGAAAATAAATCAGGCGGTGGGGCATATTTGGGAATACTTGCAGACATTAATGAATTAGAGAACAAAAAGTTTGGCCTTAACGAAGCACAAATAGCACACAATGTAGAAAATGCATCATTTGCAAAAACTATTACAGATTCATTATTGCAACAAGCTGAAGCAACAGAAACAGCAAGAGCATCTCTATTTGGGCAAACTAAGTTAGAGCAAAAAATAGAAGAAATTGAGCAAAGAAGAGCTGAATTGGGTGATACGTTGACAAATAAATTAATACATGCAGTTCATTTAACCGAAGAATTAGAACATAAAGAAGAAAGATTAAAGGAAATAAAAGAAGGACAGAAAGAGTTGTATGAGGCTGCACCTGATTCATTAAAAAGCGCAATTGGGTTTGCTCAAAAATTAGGTAAAGCTATGTTAGCGGGCGCAGGTCCTATTGTATTGATAGCTTCATTATTAGCTGCAGGATTAGAATCATTTTTAGAATTAGATAAAGCAGCCGAAGATTATAGGAAGACTTCTGGAATGACTGTTAAGCAAACAGAGCATCTTGCACATCAAG